CTATATCTTCAGTAGATAAATCTTTATGCACATTATTATAAACCGCAGTAGTTACATTCCAAGCAGTAGATAAAGTATATTGATAAACATCCCTCGTTGCATATCCCAACATATACATTTTAAGTCCATCGGGTTTAAATACAACCTTATATGGAGCTGTATCTTCTCCACTTACAAGTTTACTAGCACGAAATTTCAAATCGGCTAAATTCCAAGGAGTTCCACTTATTTTACCTACATCTGCATCATCTGATAATGATACATCAACTCTATATGCGGTTGCAATCCTTGAAGCTCCTAAATTTACATAATATGTGGTTCCTAAATTTAACTTTTTTATTTTCTTGACTTTTATCTCTTTCTCAAAAGGCATAAAATTGATTATATGCTTAAATCCGCAATGTGGGCAGATGAGGATTGGTCGATTTGCTTTATCATATTCAAAGATATTATTTTCCAAGTTATATTCTTTTTTACATTTACAACATATTATCTTCATTCTGCTCCTCTGTTATTCCTTCTGGTATTCGTATTTTACTTTGCAATATTTCGCTGTGCTATTTGATACCGCACATCCGAATGGTCTATTGACTCCTAACCCGCAAATCCATTTATTTCCATAACCGGGAGGATTTACCAAATAAACGCATTGACCATTTATAATAGGGAAGGGATGCTCTTTGGTTAAATGCTTACAACATTCTCCACACATTGAACATCCCTTTGTTTTGACTTTCCATTTATCTCCTCTGGTCTTCTCTGCTATTAAATCTATCCCCGCGAATACTCGTATATTTCTTTCTTTTAAATCCTCTACTATATTATCTGGGATTTCCAATTCTATTTTCATACCAGTATCCTCTCTCTTGTTTCTTTTATTTTTTATGCTCCATCTATCTCGATATCCAAATCCCCTGCTGGGAAATTTAACTGGTCTCCTATTCCTATTACTACTGAAGAATCCAATGCTCCATGGAATATCAGATTCGCTACCGCCTGCAAAGTTAAATTATCTGATATAAAGAAATGGGTAATCGTTCCCTGTGGTGCGGTGGTACAGGCATCGAATAATATTGCTCCTGTATTATCGGCGAGTTTCGCTGCTGCTGCATCCCAGGCATTGATATTCTTTCTGGCGTATCCGTTTCCGCTTGGTTCTCCTGCTGCCAGGCCTGATGCATCATCTTGCGGTGTGGCTTTAGCATATCCTACATATAAATTGGTTGGTACAGAAAGTTCTCCATTTTTGAATATGTGGTCCAAGAATGAATTTGCCCAGCTATTCCCTATTCCTCCTGCTGCCAGGGATACGTCTATATCTCCTATTGCGATATATAAATTATCTCCTGAATTTACGGTTATTTGGGTTATGTCGTCTTTCCCTAATAGGTTTCCTCCTGTTATGGCATCATATATTGCTACATAATTTACATTTCCCCAATCTGCTCCCGCCTCTGGAAACTCCAATTTGGCCTCATTCGATAATGCTCTGGCTGCTGCATTAGTCCATCCGTTCGCTTGTACCCTGGCATAGGTTGACCCTGGGCATTCTGTACCTGCTCCTTCGGGATCTCCGTCAAATAATGCAATATAGATATTAGTTGGTTGTGCCAGTGGTGTGGTCTTTAGAATATGGTCTAATATTTTGTTACATACATCTATGCTTAAAACTCCCATTTAAAATCAACTCCTTTCATTTTTTTTAAAAGCTGAATTCGATTCCCGCTTTTAAGTAATATTTATCTAAATTAAATTCAAAATCCTCTATCTCAAATAGATTCATTCCTGCTCCTATTATGATATTATCGCCTATAGTATAGCATAAATCCAATCCCCCTTTTAAATCTTTAAAATCATATCCGGTAATATTCAGATTGAATTTTCTCCAATCCCATAATTGATAACTCAGTCCGGGATAAAAAGATTCTGTATCTAAATCATATATCGCATTGAGACTAAGATTATATTTTTTATCTTCTTTCTTTTCTATTGTAGCTCCTGCCTTCAATTCTTCTATTGCTTCCTCTGCATCTCTGTGCCTGGTAATCTTAATTCCACTATCAAGGGATATCAGATTCCCTTCTGCATCTTCATAAATGATAATCTTTTCTTCTCCTGTATTTACTAAGATTTTATCTTTACTTTCTCTATATTCTTTTATGCGTTCTTCAAATTCAATCCTCATCTTTTCAATTTTCTCTTTATTAACTTTCTCATTTTTTCTCAATTCAATTAATTCATCTTTCAATTCATTATAAGTTTCTGCATCCTCTTTGATTATAGTAGTTTCTTTCAGAGTATCGGTTACTATTTTTTTCTCTATTACTGCTATTCCAGTATGAAGTTTAACAATTGCTTCTTGATTCTCATTTAATAATTCTATTAATCTTAATTCATTATTTTTTACTTTCTCATTATTCTTAATTCTCCAATCCTGAAATGCCTGATATCCTTTATATCCCAAGAAAGCAAGAGTTATTAAAATGATTAAAATCAAGACTATATTTATGATTTTTTTCATGTTAATCACTCCTTTTAAAATATGCTTATTATTTTATTCCATATCCATTTAATTCCTTTCCAGATTCCTTTTGCCAGTAATAAAATCCAAGCTCCCCAACTTTTCAAGAAATCCTTAAAATTAAATATTACATAGATTATGGCCATTGCTCCTATAATCTGGAATATCAATTCTAAAATATCCATCTTCTATCCCCCTTTATCTAACTATTTTTATCCAAGTAGCATCTGTAAGTCCCATGTAATGCGCTGAAATGAATAATAATATTTCTTTTTTATAAGGGTCGGCAATCTCTGGTGTTATAAAATGTATGGAAGTTCCGGTAAATATTCCCGTCTTTAAATTCTTATTACCTCTGAATTCGCCATTACCTTTAGTATACTTCCAGATAACTGCATCACTATTTATAAGTACTTCTTTTAATTCTTCTCTATCACTATATCCCTTTACTATAAATTTTAATTTCTCTCCGGCTTTACATTCATAAGGCATATTTTTGGAGTAATCAGGAAATATATGAAAGGTATTTATTTTTTCTTCTGATAGTATAACCGGTTCAGTATTTTTTTCATTTAGATAACTAATATATTTTATCAGAACTCCTATTAATAATAACATCAAAATTATATATACATATACCATCTTTATCACCTCGCTTTCTTTAAGAATTTTTCAAGATTATATTCTCTACCTGAATAGATTGGTTTATCTCCATAATTCTTTAAGTACCAGAATTTAGAAGGATGAGGATTTACTACATCTACGTGTACATGATTAGGATATATTCCTATTCTCAAAAATCCTACCCGGATACATAATTTTGCTAATTCCAGCATAGTCATTCCGATTACACTGATATCGGCAGCTTTACCGAATATGTGTGGAGAATTAGCATAACCGCCCACACTGGCGTTATAAGCAGGACATCTTCTTCCACTGTTTATCCTTGCAGTTTTTCCCATCTCTGTTAATTTCTGAAATAGTTTATATAGTAATTCCAGAAGTAAAGCATTTATTTCATAAGGTTTGCCCTTGCATTCTGGACAAGGACATCCCATTTTTCCTTTAATTTCTCCTTTAGTCATTATCTGCTTCATCTCCTTTACCTATGAAATAGAACTTTATAATATATCCGATTATTATTCCCCAGGTACTCATTACCATTGCAAAAGGAGTAGTAAATTCAAATTTTCCTAATAGAGTCATTTTATAAGCATTAATGATAATTATAGGGAATGGTACTGCCATTATCAGTACCAGAAATCTCCTTATTAGTCTGAATTTAATTATTTGTTTATTTATTTTGTTTAATCGTTTTATTGCCATTATATACTTTTCTCCACATCCAGATGAATATCCCAGTAATGAAAGCTATAAAGAGGGCTAAAAGTGTATTCCATCTTGCTACCAATTCCTCGAGTTTTTCATAAAATCCAGCAATATTTATTTCATTTTTAGTTACTCTCTTTTCCATAAGATTAACATTCGCGGTAACATTTTTGGAATTATCTTCAATGCGTCTAACTGTTTCTCTAATAGATTCTACCTTGCCATATAATTGAATCAATAATTCTCTATCAGTCAAATCAGATGGTTGAGAGAAAACTGATATCGGAAGCATAAATACAATTAATAATATTATTATAATTATCTTTTTCATTATTATTTCAACTCCCTTCTACGAAATTATAACTTCATTAGTTATCCCTTTCCAATAAGCAGACCCTTCAGTTGCATCTACACAAATATATGCTTCTTCATCATATATCCATATACTCCCCTTTGCATAACCATCTCCAGAATCATCATCTACAGTAGGTAGAGCTTCAGCACTAAAATTATTCTTTACTACATTGGTAGCTATTTGGCCTACCGTACCATCTTTAGGGTATAAACCATCTCCTAATTTTGTTTGTCCTATGATAGTTGCTAAATCTTCTATTATCTGTCTAATTTCATTTATGAGATTAAATTCATCCATGAAATCAGCTGTATTCATTCTACCACTACCGGCACTCTCTTGAGTGAATTTATGATTAGCCATAAATTAAACCTCCAATTCCAAAGTTAATATCGCTTCTTCTGTTTTAGCATTAATATTTATTTTCCTGATTTTAGTTAATATACTCAATTTTCCATCAATAATTCCTTCACCATCTGCTTTTGCTCCGATAACTCCATTACCATCAATCTTATAATTTATCTGTCCATAAGCAAGTAATAGAGTATCTTCCCTTTCAAATGGCAGGGGTATATCATAATCAATATCAATCTTTAATTTTAATTCCTGAAATCTATTTAAATAATCATCTCTTACAGATATACAAAAAGCTAAAGTCTGGATTAAATTATTCTTTATAGTTAATGTTCTTCTCCTGCCATATTTATCTATAATACTCTGGTCTGCTATAATACTGCATTTAATCTCCTTAATTATAATTGCATAATCTATCCCTGCAAAATCGGGTAGAGGAATACTGATATCTGGGAAATCGGGGAAATCCGGTAATTCAATAGGTGGAAATTCATCATCCCAATCATCTCCAGGTTCTTCTTCTATTTCATCCTGTTCCCCTTCAGGGTCCTCTATAATCATAAATGGAGCTTCATAATATTTTTCACCAGGAATTAAATCAACTATAAAAAAAGTTACTGATTCCCCACCGTACCATTCGCCATCTTCATATACTATTCCTTCATTACAGCTCGTAGTTCTACCATATTTAATTCCTATTCTTGTTACTTTATATCCTTCTGGAAGACTATCTACTTTGATTTCGACTGTCTTTATGGCAGTAGTTGGGGATTCTATCGGTTCATTATCTTCACCACTAGGATTTTCATATTCAGTATCTGGTTCAATTATTATTTGATTAGTAATTATCTCTACTTCTTCCCCGAATCCTCTACCTAATTCATTCTTACCAAATGCTTTTATTTTATAAATATCATTCGGTAATAATGCATCTAATATGCCAGTTCCTATACCAAGTTCATATTCTTCAAGAGAATATCCGGATAAATCTTCGGTACTTACTACTTTCAATAATTCTCCAACCGTTAGAAATCCAATAAGTACCCCATTAGAAGCATATACAGGATTGGATTCTAAACTTGTAATAGTAAATCCATGAAAAGTATATTTACTTAAATCAAAATTATCTCCTGAAAATTCTTTTATGACATGGAATCCTCTTTCGGTTACAATATTTGCTCCTATATCAGTTAATTCTCCATGACCTTTAGTCGAGAATGCAAGAGTATCTGTACATTCATTAGTAATAAGAGTCGGTATATTCTTCATCCATGTTCCGGCTACATATTTATTATCCCCATCATCCTTGCAGTATGCCCTAAACCACCAGATAATATCTTCTTCGGCAAGGTATAAATCATTATAAGTATCTTGAGAAGATAGATAGTATTCCTCTACTTCAAATCCTTCTCCAGTTTCCTTTACTTCTGTTCCTGTATCTTCTTCTCCTGGTTCCTCATCTTGTATCTTATATTCAAATCCCCTTTCTATAATAGTAGTATCTTTTTTGGTTATCTCTCCATAGAGATTTAAATGGCTGGCAAGCTTTGTTGCTTTCACATTTTCGATTAATGTACCCTCTTGTCTTACACCGGTCAGAGAATAGAAATCTAATTCATTCTGAATCTTAGTAGCCCAAGTAAAAACTTTTCCAAAAGTATATTGAGCAATCGAATAACCGCCTGTCTCGCTATCTATCCCAGTTATTAAAAAACTATCTTTTATCGAGCTTAAACTCTTTACATAAGAAGTTCGAGATGGAATCCATTCAATTGGAGCTTCACTCAAATCAGTTTGTATAGTCCAACCCTGCTCTCCATATTCATTGCTATATATCAAATTCCCGGCGAATGCCAGGAAGTTATAATCTCCTACATAAAATCCTGATAGACTTGTTTCAGCTATTTTTTCCCATACATAGGGATCTTGTACCCAATGCCATTTCTCTATATTATTTGAGATTACATTTATCACATAATAATAACCATCATTATCTATGGCTAATCCTGTATATGCATGCGGGTCAATAGTGATACTTAATATCTCACTAGAACCTATCACGGTCAAATCAGCAGTGCTCCTCTTTTGCAAATATTGCATGTCATCATCTCTACCTCTTATACACAGATTCCCTTCGGGGTCGATAGCAATAGAATAAGCTTCTCCTAATAAACTAATTGTGATAACTATAGCCCCATTTTTATTCCTTTTTATGAGTGTAGTTTCATCTTTTATGGAATAAGTATTTCCATCTTCATCTACACAAATACAATTAGCATTCGAATAATCACCGACTAAATCCCAAGAATTATATATATTGCCATCTTTATCATAAGCAATCATATACCATTCATATTCCCAGATATCCTGCACCAGCATAAATATCTTTGGGTCGAGTTGTTTAGTAGAGAATTTTACATATTCTTCGGAATAATATATTCCCGTTGGAGTAATTGCATATGCACGGACATAGAAATCCGTATTACCAGCTAATCCAGATGCAATAAGTTCATATTTTCCTTCATTACCAGCATTTATACTTCTATCCCACATATCTGATTCGGAAGTTCCATATTTGAATCCTTTCGTAGTTACATTCCCATCAGCATCATCATTTATATAACCTATAAATTTGACGGTATTTTCCGCCATTTTTGTAACATCGATTGCGATAATTATTTTTAAAGCAGCTTTCGCATCAGTTGTAAAATCCTCCATCATTCCGTATTTTTCAATATATTCCCAATAACCTTCTTCTTCTCCTTCTGGCGGTACCCATCTCTTGAATTTACCATAGGCCTGATAATAATATTTGGTATATGCCACTAATCCGCCTTTAGTATAAGAAAATATTCCAGGTCCGGGAGTCCCAGAAGCATCATTATAAGTCGTGAGTGGCAATTCATCATCACAATAGAATCCCCATTTTATGCACTCCCATCCATCATATTCGAATGATTCCCCCCTTAATATAGCATTATTATTTTTGACACTTTCCTGAGTCAATGTTGCAATAATAGGGTCTGCCATCAACTCACCGCCTCTAAGGTATTAAAATATATCCAGATAGAAGTCTTTTTACCATCAAAATTTTGAGCCCAAGCTTTAAATTTATGTTCTTTATTCGGAGTCAATCCGGTAATTTCATGCTCAAAATATCCTACTCCGAATGAACCTGTTTCATACCAACTTTGCAGGGCTTCTCCTTCTCCTTGCCATTCGAATCCTCTTATAGCTACTGTATATTTTCCTATGTCAGTTATTGCTCCTCTTATGATTGCAGATGTAGAAGTCAAACCCTTGACAGAAGAATATGCTCTTACTGATAACCATTTTCTCTTCATCTCTCTCTTTTCACCTTCTATTATAATATGATTATATAATTCATCGAATCTTTCTTCCTTTTTTCTCAATAAATATTCATTATCATTGATTCTTTTAATTACATCTCCATAAGTAGGGATGGGCTTAAATACTGGATTGCCTTCTCCATCAATATAGAATCTATATATTACTACTTCGGATAAAAGACTTAATGCTTTAATAGCTGAAATATCATAACTGAATCTTGTTCTATCAATCATATGTCCAGTCGGGGTAACTAAATCGGAATTATTAAGCCAGGCATTTCTCTGGGAAGCATGTAATATTTTGGTTTCTACTAATATATCAGCAATTACATTCTCTACTGTTTGGGGAGTAAAATAATAAATTCTTAAACAGTTTGTACCGCTATAATCTGGAGTATTAGGAAATAGAAATATCAAATCATTAGTATCCCAATCATAAGTAAAATTAGCATTGAGATATATCTCTTTAAATCCGGTACCATCATAAGGAGAAGTAGAATCCTGAAATGCACGATAGATTCCCTTACAGTCATCAGGCATAGCATAAGTATCTTCTCCGCTTACTATATCTATGGCAGTCTGCTTTCCCCACCATATCTTTTTCAATTTTGCTTCGGTCAAATAAGCAATATAATCCCTTCCGGTAATAATACATAAATGCTCTTTTGGTCCATAAGTCAATTTAGGTTTGTCGATTATTCCATAGAACCAACTCCAGTAGTAATTAGTAGAATTCTTTCTTATTCCCAGATATAATTTTATCTTCCTACCTTGCCTTACATAATCATAATATTCTTTATTACTATCCAGAAAGGAATACTTATTATTCGTATTCGGTACAGTTAAGGTAAAATTGGTAGAGCAAGTTCGATTAAGAAGGTTGGTAATATTAGAATTGATAGTAAATTTCTTTGTACCTTCCAATGCTATATAATTACCATACCCGGTATAATCTATTTCAGCTTTCAGACAGATTATATTTGCTTTATCTGTAAAATTATCTATTGCCAATCCTTGAAGATTTTGCATATTATACCTCTAATAATTCAAATTCTACTCTATACCCTTCAGCAGTTCCCAATATCGGACTCTTAGGTATTACTCCGGGTTTGAATCTTACTGTATAATTATCGCTTTCGATTATGAGATTAAGGTCATTTGTTTTACCATCTTCAAATACACTTATCAAGTCATCCCATATATCAGAAGTTACATAAGTTATACTGCATTTAAATATATATTTTTGATTTTGAGCATACTGCAATCTTACATTACCCGAGGGGGTCATATGTTCAGAACCGGGTATCCGATAATCATATTCTACTACTGCATATTCGAATGTAATTTCTTCTGTTAATATTCCTAATTTTATATCCATTTAAAAATCTCCTGTATATACCCCAAATTAATGCGTAGAGTACTCTAATCGGGCATTTCTCATAAAAGACGTATAAACATAAGCGAATTATTTAAATCTCTATACCGTGCGCTATAAATTGCTTATAGACGACATCGAATATTCTCTTCCCTGAATCCTCTAATACATCTTCATCTAATCTTAAAGCATTTATCTGTACTGCTCCTTCTCCAATATTTATTTCGATATTATTCCCGGTCTTTAATTTACCTTCTTCAGTTACCACTTCTCTATCTTTTAATAAAGCTAATCCTTCTCCACCGGGAATAGGACTTCTGAATACTCCACCTTTATGTAATAATGGTATATTCGGGATATTAAATCCCCATACATTCCCACCAAAACCCGGTACCCAGTCAGGAATTTCTACTCGGAATTTATTTAAGGCATTTATAATCCAATTTATAGCTTGAATAAATACATTGACAACACCTTTTAAAGCTCCGGTAATACCACCCCAAATATTCACCAATCTCTGAACAAAATATTCCCATATCGAAGCTCCATAATCACTTATAGATTCCCATATATTTATCAGGTAATCTTTAATTCCATCCCAGAGATTTTTTATCCAATCTCCAACTCCACCCCATATATTTTTCACTGAATCACTTACTCTTCTAAATGTAGCAGAAGCATAATCAACTATATTGGGAAATACATTCTTAAAATAATCAACTACTTTCTTTACAGAATCTATTAATGCCTTTAAAGTCTTCTGGAAGAAAGCAGTTACTTTATCCCAATTTTTGTAGAGTAATACGAGAGCTGCAATAAGAGCTATGATTCCTATTACTATCCAGGTTATAGGATTTGCTAATAGAGCAGCAGTAAAAGCCCATGCACTCTGGGCACTGCTTATCATGGCAGGAATAAAATTACCATGTAGAATTTTACCGAGAAGGCCTGAACCAACTGAAACTAATTTCATAGCAGGCCCAACCAGATATAAGGCAGGAGCAAATTTAGCAGCTTGTTCTACTGTACCCGCAAATTTAAATCCCAATTCTCCTACTGCATGCTGTAATTTCTGCATCGGTGTATAGGATTCAGCATGAATATCTGCATTCCTCTGGATAACTTCCGAACTCTTTACAACCTCTGCATTATATTGATTGAAAGTATCTTCACTTATTCCCAGAGTTTCAAGCAAGGTATCCATGCTTCCTTCGGATTCTACAACTGCTTGCATAAATTCTGTCCTGGCAGTTCGAGCACTCATACCAAATTGCTTTTCAAGTATACCCAGAATGGCAGCACTCTGATTTACATTCATATCCATTTCTCGTAAATCAGGTCCGCATCTATCTAAAAATTTCAAGAATTCACTAATTGAACCACTAGTATTTTCAGTAATATAACCGAAGGCAGCAAGAGCTTCCTTCTCATTCCCCAATTCAATACCCATTCCTCGTAATGATGTTCCCATTTTACCTAATTGAACGGCACTCTCTCCGGTTGCATCTCCAACTGTATCCCAGAATGTAGCATATTCTTTTAAGGCATCAGCACTTCTTAATCCTGCCTGCTTACCTAATTCCATTAAGTCCAATACATCTTTCAAAGGGAATGTAACATTGGCGGTCTCAATGGCTAAAGTCCTGAATGCTTTTTCATTCATTCCTATCGCAGCTGCTATCTGCCTCGATTTCTCCAGCATGGGAGCCTGTTTTCTGGCAAACATCTCGATGGCAGTTGCTGCACCCGCAGCTGCCGCACCGTATTTTAGCCAATTCTTCTCGCAAAAACCAACAACTTTTTTATTATTCGCTCCCAGTTTGTTTATGACCGGAGAAGCTTTATCTATCGCATTTATTACAATATCAAGACCTGCCATCTTTTTTACTCCTTATCTCATTTCTAAGTTTCTGATATTTATCTGATTTTCTTTCTTTTTCGATATCAAATAATCTCTTATATTCTTCATAGGCAGAGATAAAGAATTCTTTCTGTACTCTGGTCATATTTCTATAATTCGTGATAAAGGGAATGCCTATTAAATGAAAGTTCAAAATCGTTTGCCCTTCATCACTCCTTGCGAAAAAAGTCTATATCTTTTAATTGGTCTTTGCTTATATTACTTATCTTGTAAATCTCTTCTGCTATTTTATCAATAATGCCAGGTGGAGAAATAGACTTTATCTCTTCTTCTGTCCATTCTTCTACTAACCCATATCTTAAAGCAATTACATTCTGTAAAAAATGACCCATAGCCAATTGCTCCGTACTGAATTTCATCTTGACCGATTGAGCTGTAGCTTTCTTATCTATATTTCCATCTTTATCGAACATTGCACCACTTATAATTTCACTTTTCCCCATCGAGGCCGCTTCTATTTCCGACCAAGCTTCTTCTGTTAATGGTCTGATTTCAATTTCTCCACCCAGTCCTTCGATATATACTCGTACTTTTTTATCTCTTCCTTTGAGAATAATCTCTTTAGTAAGTAATACCTTCTCCATATCTTTTCCGTTAGTCATCTTCGTTCTCCTTTCTTATTTTAACTTATGATATCTTCATCCAAATCATCATTATTATTATTAATAGTTGCTATCAAATCAGTATCGATTTCGGTTACTCCATCATCTAAAGTTATTGTTTTCATTAAAGCAATACCAGCAAAGGCCTGTATTATCTCTGTCCTTCCTGAAGGTGGAGTTTTCAAATCTGTAAATATGAATTTTGGTATTTTAATCTCCATACTTCCATAAGCTCCACTATCAATAGTAATAACCAATTCTTCATTGGTAGATAGATTCCCAGATATACCCCCGGAAGCACCCCAGAATTTTTCATATTCCGAACTATCTTCAAAATAGAGATTACCACTTATATTGATATCCCTTGCTCCTATCGGCATTCTACAAGGATGTCTACTTCCAAATCCCTTTCCTGCTGCCACATCTGGATTATTAGTTATTGAGATAGTTATCCCTTTGAATTTACAGCTATAATTAGTTTCTCCTAAAGTTATAGTAGAATCTATAAAAGATAAAGGATATTCATCGAATAGCAATAAATCTGCTATTGCTTTTACTGCTCCTTTATAATCTCTGGCTGCAACTATATCAGCAGTTATAAATACATATTCACCTTCTATCTTTATCTCCAGACTATTTATGGTACATCCGGTAAATATATGCTCGAAATTATCCTTTCCGAGTCTAGTAGTAAATGAAGGTAATACTAAATCTTCTACTCCGTAAATCTCATGAGTATTTGCTCCCTCTCCACCATCGGTAAATACATATTTACCCAATGCCCATTTCAAGATATAAGCAATAGACCTTATATCTACCGGATACATTATATTCCCGGTAGGAGCATAAAATCCCGGCCTGATAATCTTTCTACCTCTATATAATCCGCCTTCAAAATGCAAATTAGGGTCAGTAGGAACATCAAGGGTTGCACTACCTATATCAATATGAAATATAGCATCTGGTGGAGTACCAGGATTAAAACTATATTCTTCTGCCATTCCTGCATATCTGATTCTTCCCATTATAATCAACTCCTTTCTTTATTATCTTTCTAATACATTAAAGGTAATTTTTATTACCGCGACAGCACTATAATTATTTCCTGCTACATAAGCAGGATTAGATGGTTCGAATCTATCGCTCCTGGTATCTTGCACGAAAGTATTTAATCCGAGATCCCTGTCCTGCAATATATGATACCTGGCTTTAGCAGCCAGTTCATTAGCTTTTTTATATCCTTCTTCTGCATCATTGGAATAAAATACCGCTACCAGATTTATAGGCATTTCCCAACTCTCCATAATGGTTGCAGGCGGATGAGTACAGATAGCTACATCAGGAAATATCCAGATACAGGGAGTTTTAGGAGTCTTGACTGACCTATCCCCCCGATATATTGCTTTTACGATATCAAGGTCTTCTCCTGTCTGTATCTTTGCTTCAAGTGTATTCTGGAGAGATGACATAATATCATCAATTGCTTCATCTAATAATTTATTTTGCACTGGTATCTACCTCTCTCAATGCTCTTCTTATGAATTCAGGAACTCTCTTTTCCGCTCCTTTCATTGCTCTATCCGGATAAGGATTTGGTTTCATTCCTTGAACTTCTGCTCTTTTAGTAAATATCTCCATTCCTTGCCAGATAAAATGTAAGCATTTTTTAGTTACCGGTTCGATAATGATAGGTCTGCCTTCCGGACCATATACTCCTGTTCCGGTCGCAACTGCTAAGGCGTATTTAACTCCACTCTTAGCTTTATATCTGAAATCATTTTCCTTTGATAATTGCCAACTCCCTGCTAATCTACCATGGTCGACCGGACTCTCTTTCATTAAAAGACTCCATGCTTCTTCTGCTGTATATTTGAAAGCTAATTTACCGGCCTTCATCGGTAATTTCATTATCATTGCCAATTTTTCTTTATCAAATTTAAAATTAATCACTGGTATCCACTCTCATTAATCTGAATTTAGCTTTAGCAGGAAAATTATTCAATTCTTTTTGTATCTCCGAAGTCAATATCTGGTCCATGGCTACCTTTACGCTTAAATCATCAACTCTGATCACTGCACTCTCCCTTCTGCTGAAGGCCAGGGCAACCATATTTCCACACATCCTCATGGCTATATTATGTATTCCTTCTGGTATTTTTAGTATGGAGAATAGACCCAAATATATATCTGCTCCTGCTAATCCAGATACATGTTTTATTCCGATACTCTTTATCGAATTCAGAGTACTATCTCTACCCAGATACCTTTTGAATAATCTCCACTCATCCTCATCGAATGCAGGCACAGTTAGAGTTTTTTTGATATTTACACATCCCTCATCTTCTGCTAATTCTATTTCTAATTCATCAATTCCTACATTAACAGAAGATTTGATATAGAAATTTAATACCTTTCCTTCACTCAAATCCTGTTTATCACTATCAAGGTCTTTATGTGCCAGAATTATACTATCCATTATCCCGCTTCCTAGAGATATCTTATTACTTGATATCTGCTCACCAGTAGGAATATTATCATCATCTTCATCTACATTTTCAACCAAGCTTATAGTAACTCCACTGGCATCTGCTTCCCATTTCTCTTCGCAATATTCAACAGGAAATTCTTCTCCACTATCCAAATCTCTGATATAATTTCTCTTACGATTATTATTTATAATACTTGCTATTTCTCTTAACCATTTTTCAATAAGAGATTCGAGTGCAGGTTTACCGGATAAATCTAATTTCTCATAATCAACACCAGTATATTTAATTATATCTCCTACTGTACTATAATAATCTTCAGCCATCTATATCACTCCTTTGAAATAGAATGTGCATGTTCGGGATGAGCCATATTAATATGGGTATATAATCCTCTTTTCTTATCGAATCTCTTTTTACAATAAGGACATGAATAGAAAACTTTTAATATTAAATTTCGACAGGCTTTCAATTCTTTGAATCCTGCATCATCAGTAAATACAGTTCTCTTTTTCTCTGCCTCGAAATAATGCTTTGCCCTGAAGATACCCTCACCCTTTCTATTAATTACCTCAATCTCGTATAACATTTTTTTACTCCTTTATATTTATTTTCAGATGAACGTGTGCTTTGATTAATCTGAAAGCACTCTCATCTACTCGAAAGATTTCGGTTTCTTTATTCGGATAAAAAATATGATTTGCTCTTTCTATCAATATCTTACCTCTATTCTCGACTGTAATGAATTTAGGAAATGGAGTTTTACTAATTAGTCTAGGAATTATATATTTTTTGGGTTTATGTCCTAAAGCTACTTCGATTACTTTTCTAAATTTCTTTATATCTTTATTCATTACATTATTATTCCTCATTCTCTTAGTAGTCTTCAATTCTTTTAATCTCTCTGGAATTTTCTTTAAGGTTTTCATCTCTAAATCATCGATTATTATTCCCCATTTTCCATCATAAATATTCATTCCTTTGCCACCTTGATATCCGATAGTAGGAATTCCTGCTGCTAAGTAATCCCAGATCTTATTACCCATGCAAGTTTGAGTATAATCATAAGCACGTTTAGATACATTTATCTTGTTATAACTATGTAATCCTGCTGTATATTTACTCATTTCTTTTAATAATGCTTTATAAGATAAATTATCATAAGTGATACATCCTAATTCTCTATATTCCCTCAGTCTTCTCTGATTATGGCTTGCTGAATATATATGTATTTTCCAACCCGCTTCTATAAATTTTTTGAATATCTCATGATAGCATCTATATCCATAAATGGAATTAGATTTATTCCAATTTGCTACTACTCCACCTGCATATACTAAATGCAAACCCTTTAATTTCCTTAATGGAACAAAATCTAAATCTTTTCTTAATGGCCGGGTATGAATGATTTCATAATAAGGCATTTTCCAATCATATTTTTTTTTCATTTTTTCGTAATATTCAGCATGACCTCCACTGGTAAAGATTATTGCAGAAGCATTTCCTATCTTTTCTCTATCCCTTCTCTCAGTATGCCTATCTAATCCACGCCTCATGCTATTAATATCATGTTCGATTAATATATAAGGAATATTATATTTCATGGGGATTTTATAATCTTCTTTTGCATCTCCACGTACTATCATTAAATCGGGTTTTTTTTCTTCGATATTCTTTTTTACAGCAGGAATATCATCTTTGATTATTTCTCCACCAAAATTATCTTGCATAAAACTGATATCTTTATAAGCAGTTCCTTCATACCATCTGGATACAAAATATATTATTTTTTTACCCTTTATTCTCATCCTTCAATTCCTCTTTCTTTGATATTCCGAAATCAGCTAATATATTTTTAATATCATCTTTATCTTCTATCTCTTCCCATTGCTGCCAACTTCCGGGATGAAATGTGGAAACAATATTCTTACCATGTACCGTATCCATATAATTAAATCCCGGAATTATTTCGTGTTTCCTTAATATTGCCCCACCATGACCTCTTTTCAAGTAATGTCTTTTACCTTTTGCATATTCTTCTGGCTTGTATATCAGAACATAAGATTGTGGTGATTTATAAAAAAAACTTGCTAATCTGCCCGAACTTATATCATAGTTGTAACAATTCTGATTTATCAATACTTCTGTTTCTAATTTAGGAATATAATCATGCAATAAATTTATGAAATGCCTTTCCCACATATCATCACTATCCACTCTAACTAAATATAGAAAATCATATCCTTTTGATAATTCATTTACTTTATTATCAAATTCTTCACTACTAATAATACTGATATTTTCTGGAAGTTCCCCCATTTCTTTTTTAACGAAGGTAATCGTTTCTCCTCTACATGTTAATAATAAATTAAATGATTGATTCATCTGTGCTATCATACTCCTCAAACAATAATCTTTAAATAATTTTATCCTGAATCTAATCCAATCCTCATCCATCTCATTTCCTTTTCGCTCCATATTTGTAGTTGTCTGGAAATAAGTATTCAATCGCGATTTTATTATTATTTTTTTACTCATAATCGTATTCCTTATAATTTATAATATTCTTTCATCCAATCAATCGTCCTTTTTATTCCTTCTCTAATATCAACAGTAGATTTATGTTCTAATTCTTTAATTGATAAATCTATATTGACTCTCTTTTTTTTAGTAGTCAATTTTTCGCTATTTTCATAATGTATTAAATCCCTTTCTGCTCCTGTGTAATTCCAGATGATATCTGCTAATTCTTCAATGCTATAATATTCATTACTACCAATATTATAAATCCTGCCTGGTATAAAATTATCAGATATGTTTGCTATTGTCCGGGAACAATCATCAATATAGCTATTAGAACGATAATGACCTTTATATATTATTATTGGAAATTTTGATAATGCATGATAACAGAATTTACATATGGCAGAACGGTATGGATGATAATATTCTCCCGGACCATAAGTATTAAATAATCTTACTATAATAGTTTCTGTCCCATACATAATCCGAGAATTTCTGATTTGCAATTCATTAGCCCATTTTGATATAGCATAATCATTCATCTGATTAATTACATATTTATCAGGTATATTTTCTTTCATAATACCCGCATAATCTCCGTATATTTCCGAACTTGAAAAGTGGACTAATTTAAATTTATATTTTTCCTGCAATCTGATTATATTCTTCAGGCCTATTAGATTACTTTTCCACATCTGTTCGTAATAATCTTCCCCATTCCACCTGCCAAATTCAGCTGCACAATTATAGATTAAATCAAATGGACCTACTTCGGTTATAATCCTTTCTATCTGTCTGTATTCTCCAATATCACATCTGGCATATTCCCAATCTTCATTACCCATTTTTTGTATGAAGCCAACTTCTCCAGCATGATGTAATAAATCTATTCCGAAAATATTATGTCCTCTTTGTTTCAATTCTTCTGTCAATTTTTGCCCTATAATACCCTCTGAACCAGTTATTAATATCTTCATTTTGTCTTTCTCCAAAAACAAGTTTTTATATAATCAGGAGGCCCATCCCATTCATCTTTATATAGAGGTTTAAGCCCATATTTTATTACAGTATCTTTTGTATTCTCTTCTGTTAATTTTGCCATTGCTATTGATTGCCAATCATGAGAAGCGAATACAGAATCCTTAGGTAATAATTTAATGAAATAATTAAAATCCCTTAATTTATTTCCATTATCAGAAAAGAATAAAATCGGGCTATCAATATATTTGTTCATCTCTTGAATAGAGTCTTTATGATAACAATCTCTATTAATGAATTTTATCCCTAGTAATTTGAAAAGTTTGGGTTCTTTAATCGATAATATATCATAAGTTAATAATGGTTTTAATCCTCTTTCATAACATTCTAATCCCAAAAATATGGATAAAGCTCCGCGCCCAGTTCCGATTTCGATTATCCCTTTTATCTGTTTATTATCATTCAAGATATCATCTATTACTTTATACATCCAATAAGCATGGCTTTGACGAAATCCTAAAAAAGTTCCATACCATCTTTTATATTGATATCTTAATTCATCAGTTACCATTTTAATTATCCCTCATCTTCAAATAATGGAGATTCAATTCCTTTGCCAAATCCACAAGAGGAATATTAATAGACATTTTCTTAGCTATATTACATAAAAATCCGATGTCTTTCGGTAAGCATTTACCCCCTGCTCCTCGATAACCATCTTTATTTGCTATCAGATGCCTTGCATTAATATTTTTATCCATTCCTATTATCTTATAGATATTATTATAATCAGCTTCTAAAGCATTACTCAAATCATATATCTCTTCTGCGAATACAACCTTTATAGTGGCTAAGGAATTCAAAACTAACTTTGCCAGTTCAGCTTCTACCGGCCTTACCTTTATAAAATAATTACAGACTATAGCTTTACTCATTAATTTTAATAAATAAACGAAAGCTTCATTATTCTGTGTACCTATAATTACTTTATCCGGTTCTCTCATATCTTCGAGTGCCTTCTCTTCTATAAGGAATTCAGGCATAAATACTATTATTCTATTATGTTCCAGAATCAAAGAATCGGTTGTACCCGGTAATACTGTAGTCCGGAGAACAATTATAGCTTTTTTATTTTCTTTCACTACTCCTTTTACTACTTCTCTGATTAAACTCATATCTTTGCTTTTATCATTTATGCAGATAAAAATTACATCTGCATCGGTTAATTCATCATTAAATCCTTTAACGGGGTCATATCTTTTTATGTCCTGAAATTTATCACTAAGTATTTGATATAAAGCATTACCTATTATACCCAAACCAATGATACCTATATTCATTTTTTCGTCCTTTCGTTATTCATATATAAACTATAGAGTCAAAGTAAAATTTCTCCATTAAGGGTACTCTACGGCGTTATTCAGGCCTATATAGGACAGGGAGAGCAAAATTTATTACTCCCCCTATCTATAATTACATCCTACATCTTAAATATTAAGATACTGGATTTTCTTTCTCTATATAAGCGACTACAGCTGCATTCTCATCTTCGTAATCGGAATCACCTTCGACAGTAAGCACGAAATCAGTTCTATGCAGTTTAGCTTCTCTTTCTCTTTCCATTCCTACTTCGAGGAAGATTCCCCAGGCCATATTATCAGGATTTTCGAGCATGCATACAACTCCGGGTCCACCCAAAGCAGTTGTCTTTGCCCTCTCCAGCATAGGAACTCTTACAATCGGAATACCTTCAAAAGCGAGTGGAACTGCTTTAGTAGTAAAGGTATCACCCAGTGCAGTTTTTCTTGCTTTTAATAAAGTGCGCCATGCTTTTTCTACACTATAAACAACGTAGAATCTCCAATCAGTTCTACTTCCGAGATACTGTTTAGGAAGTGCATCAAGCATTGCTTCGAACATATTCTCTGGATAAGTAGCTCCCGCGGGGTCAAAATCCTTACTTGCTCCAACTCCATATACCGCATTAGCAGCCAATTTAATCCATCCATCAGTCTTGCTCAATACATGGTCTTGAGCATATGACATGTCAGTATCTGCCAAGAGGAAGAATTCTTCGAGGTCCCTACCAGCCGCTTCTCCAAATAAAGCAATAAGAGTATCTTCGAATCCACCTTTCTCAATATTTTTCCTTAATGTTTCATCCCGAATAGATGCAATAGCTTGGAAATCCTCTGAATCTAAACGGTTAGTATTTATTGTAGGTTTGGCAAATTCTGATGTTTCTAATTCCCTGGTATTTCCACTTGCATCTTTTAAACTATCAAGTATTCTTCCGATAAATGCGATCCTATCAATATCAACTCTATGAGTTTCCATTTTGATATATCGAGCTTCGGGTACTACTACAGTCTTTTCTTGAACTACCCTCACAAATTTATCGAATTTAGTAGGTTGCAATATAGCTGTACCTAAATCGCTTACTTCCGTAATTCCACCTTTTAAAACATCATCTACTATTTTTAATAAATCTCTGTTACTATATGTTTTCATTATTCTATCACCTTCCTTTCTATATTTTATTAATATCTTTTCTTTTTACTTCGACCCATTGCATCCCGATTATCCTCTTCTAATGCTTTTTTGGAATTTTCTGCTTCTTCTTCCAGAGTGGCATCTCCTTTTATAGCATTAGACTTGCCTTTTTTAACAAGTTTCTCGAGGCCTTCAACCTTTTCGGTAAGACCTTTTATCAATTCATCATTAGAGATATCTTTCTTGTCCTTTTCCTCTTTCTCTTTTTTCTCTTTCTCTACCTTTTCCTTTTCTGCTTTAGCTTTTTCTGCTTCTTTTTCTTCCTCTGTTTTTTCTCCCTTCTCTAATGATTTATCGATTTTTTCTATCTGTTCAGCAATAGGTTTTAATTTCTCATCAATAGTTTTTTCAACTAATTCTTTGACTTCTTCATCTTTCATTTCGATATCACCTTCCTTTTCTTTTTTGATTTTGGGTTCTGCCCTCTCCCCTTCGGCTTTTTTTATTAATTTACCTAAAGATTCCCATGCCTTTTTTAAATCTCCAAAAGTAGATTCTGATATTATTCTACCTTTCTTTTCAGTACCGTTAATCATATCTATCACCTTGCTTATTATACTTTTTTTATCTACCTCTTTTTCCTTACTTTTAATAGAAAAGAATTTGGATTTTGGTACGCAGGCCTCATCTACAATACTTACTATTGGTACGAGCCAATTATCCCCGAGGTCAGCTATTAAAGTCTTTTTTAAGGATGCAATTAATTCCTTACTTATATCTTTTCCTTTGTTCGCAGTTTCAGTTAATTGCTTTAATGCAGTTTCTCTGATTCCCATGATAGAGAATCCGGTAAGTTCTCCACTATCAATCTTTTTCCATACTTCTTCTTTCTTTACTTTAGCACCCATGACCCAAGTTCCTTCTGGCAATAACATCTTCTTTCCGTATGCCTCAACTTCCCATTCCATTGGTAAGAGATAAGTCTCTATCGGTACCGCCACATTATTAAGTCCATGCATATAATCTATATTGCCATAATCTTCCATCCATTTATGAGCAACTCTCTCGACTTCCTCTCTAGTTAATATCTTTTCTCCTTTATCAAAATCATAATCGGGTTCACCCGGTACGAGTACAGCAGCGAATACTATTTTCTGTACATTATCTTTTAATACTATTGGTCCGGTTAATTCAGCTCCTTTACTTGCTCTTTTTTCTCCTGGCCATTTGCCTTCTGCTTGATAATGCAACCAGGCACATAGGGCTTCGGGGTCAGTTATCCCCGGTTTATCTGATAATGCATCTACGCACGCAGTAAAACTGCCAGCCCAACTTCCCCAAGTATCAATTATTGATTCTATCCCCTTTACAGTCTCCTTCAATTTCTCCACATTACTAAAATCAAAAGACTCCGAGAATAACCGTTTCTTCGCGTAAACTTCAGTTACTTCTTTCGGAGTCCCAAATGTGATTTCTCCTTCTTCATTCTTTGAATATAGAATTTCATAAGTACCAGTACCTTTATCATCACTCGCAATTATTGCATCTTCAAAAGTACATATTACCCAATAATCAGGATATATCATAGATAGACTTCCCCTAAGCTTTTCTTGTTTCTTCTCCAGACTATCTTTTACATCCCTATCCTTTTTCACATTCATAGGATTGCCTCCTTCCTCATTTATTTTTACCTTACCTTGCCACCCACTTGCCCTGATAGCCCGGCCTTGAGCGGCGGCTTTATCTTTTGCTTTTTCTCTGGCACTTTCATTATTACAAGTATAATAATATTTCTTACCAGTACTTCCCCATCGTGCATAACATTTAGGTTCTTCCTTTTTATTACTATCATATCCTGTATGTACTGGCATGATAAAACTCCTATAACCAAAAAGAGCCAGTCGGTTAAACTGGCTCTCTAAAGGTGCTCTGAAGAGAATAAGGATAAATTATATTTTACTTTTTTATCATTTTATCAGTCTTTTTATCTTCTGTCAAGGGAAGTTTAATTTCATAATATACATATTCCCCGCATTTAGGACATTTAATCTCAATTATATTCTTATCTATTATCTTAAATAGACAAGCTTTCCCACAATTATTACATCCTACTATTACCGCATTTTTACTATGCATTACCATAATTATACTCCTATCTTTACTAAATCTTCTTCATAAAAGAAATCTCTTCCGGTCGGTGCTTTAAATCCTTCTGGCATTAAGAAAGGTACTACCCTGCATCTACATTGAATCCATTCAGCTATATCTCCACTTGTATCGAGAGGATGCATTAATCCATTACTGAATGGTTCTCCTACCTTTACTATCTGTCCATGTAGATATGTATGGTCTGCTAAATCTGCAGGGTCATTCCCTCTAACTCTATCATCTTGTGCAGTCCACCATTGATGATAATCTACTCCCAATTCCTGCTCGGTCATAAATGTAGCTACATTCTGCGCTCCATTTATTTCAGTCCTCGCTACTCTACTTAATTCATAATCAAGCATTGAATCAAATGTACTATCAAGATTACTCGCGGCCTCAGCTATTCCTAAACCTTCTTCATAACTATCGGCAAGATTAGCCATTACATTATCCGTTATTCTGGCAAGCGTGGCATCAGAAGCTACAAAGGTTTTATCCTTAATCAATTTTAATATTTCTGGAGAGAATTCGCTAAATTCTACATCTGCTATTTTTATTATCACTCGGGGTCCCGAGCTTGTCCTTGATTTTTTAGTTTGCTTTTTGATTTCACGTATAGTTTCAGTCCTATGATAGCTTAAAGTCTCCTGTTTATTATCGAATAATGTATTACCAAAATCCTCTTTTATGTCACTCAACCCTGATAATAGAGCTTTCCTCTCCATATCACTCGAAGGAACAGTATCTCTCTTCTTCAATTCATTCATTATCTTTTTGAACTGCTTACTAAAGAGTTTTCTTAATTCCCTATTTAGTCTGCTCTCTTCCTCAATTATCTTCTTTGGTATCCCTTTGTATATTCCTAAGGAATTTCGCGTATGCTCTATCTCTATCAGCATCTTTAGGATAGCGTTTTCTAACATCTTCCATCAACACCTCGATTAATTTATTCTTCAGGCCTTCAAGTATATTAACTAATTCTATCTCCGGTACAAAACTACCAGCATCTATTGCTTTACCACTAAGGTAATGCATATCCATAGCAGGATTATCTTCTACTGCTTTAAGCCCATATCTATTTCCTACATGAGCAATTCCTTGATTCGGGGTCATCATAGCATTTGTTATTAACTTGATACATCTATCAATCTCTTTATCCTCATCTTTAGTATCTATGCTTACCAATTTCCATATCCAATCTTTGATTTCAAGTGTAGGAAATACAAAGAAATTAATGAATTCTTCGTAGAGTTTCTGTTTAGGAAGTATTACTGAATCATTATAAATTACAGTACTTTCCAATCCGAGATTCCCTGCTAATTGTCCGGTCTCATATATTCCCATTCTGTAAGGTGGAGTGGCATGTGCAGTAATGACTTCATTTCTATTATCAACTCTATATAATCTAAAACTTGCCTCTTTTATATCAGTAGAAATCGGTTTAATATCAATCTTGACTTCACCCAGTGAACCATCCCTTTTAGGAACTACCATAGTCATAACACTATGAGGATTCTGAGCCATAGCTTTAAATTTTTCTTTGATAGCAGTTTCTAATGGGGTCATCTTAGTTTTAGGGTCCTCTTTACCCGGTTCGAAATCTCCGGTAATGTAAACTATATATGCAGGTATACCATAATTCTTGAAGAAGGATATATTATAATCCCTTCTGGAGATATCCCCGGTTATAGCTCCGATCGCAGGAACGATATCAGGCACTCCATAAAAAGTACTTCGAGGATAGTAATTCATAAGCCAGTATATCTCAGTTGCCCTCTTACTTTTATCCAGAGATTTTTCTTTTAATTCTCTACCATCCTTTTTATCTACATCTTTCTCATATCCGAAATTCCTGAACCAGACTTTTTTATTATTCCATTTCTGGCAGAATTTATTACCTTGTTTGTGCATTCTTATAGTATATGCAGGTATATGAGTAATCAGACTTACCGGACCATTAAAATCATTATTCTCTCTTACTACTTCCAGGCCTGAATATCCGTTAGCTTCATAATCTATACTCGACCTTCTTATGGTTTCTTCTATCGGCATATTCTGATTAGCAAAAAAATCATTTATCCTTTTCTTTTCTTCTTCACTCGGCTTGTCTACTTTGGATTCAAGTTCCCAGCCCTTCCCGGAAGTATCGTTCGATTTGGTCTTACAAGCCCTCATGTGATAGGTATTCATCTCCATCAACTTGGCCATGGTTACAGGTTCATATAAGGGTTCTACTAATCCGCTTTCTTTATATTCCTTAGCAAATACTTCCTTCTCCAGTTGCTGACTCTTTTCCTCTCTTTGGTATTTTGCCAAGACATCCAAACTTACTACTTCACCTATATTAGTTACAATGCAAAATGGCTTACTCATTTTTTATCATCTCCTTTATAAATAACAATAATTTTAGATTTCTTATTCATATCAAATCCTAAATCGAAAAATGCTCTATAGCTCATCTTATAATTATTTTTACCAGATGGGTCATGCAAAGTAAATTCTGATTTCACGCTATTAAAACCTATTATAACCCTGCAATGGCTTTTTGTAATTGACATGCTATATTTCTGTACAATAATCAAAGGGATACACTGCCTCAAATATTCTTCTATCTCTTCTACCTTAATATAACAGAATTTAGATTCATATCCTAATTCTCTGGCATAACCAACCATTTTGAATATATTGCTTGTTCCTTCTACCATTATTCTTCTGGCAATTTCTGCTTGAGTGATATTCTCTCCATAATATCTCAAAATCATTGCACCGGAAGCAGGCAAACACCAATCCTTTCCTTCTGCTTTTTCATAAGGAACGTTTAATAGAATTTCTGTTATATCCTGTTTAGCGGATTTTTTATATCTTGATAGAAATATTATAAAAACTATTCCTAAAATTAAAAGAATCCACATTGATTTTTTCCTTCTTCAATTATATTTTTTATTTTTTCCCTGGGTTTCTACCCTGCCCGGTACTACGAGTTGTTCCACAACCACCACGCCCTCGGTTAGTTCTATTACCACCACCTGAACCATCTTTTTTTGGTGTTCCTTTTGGCATTGATTTAATCCTCCTTTCTTTCTTTTTCATACATATAATATCCTACTGCAATCCATGTCCTTAATTGAAAGCTATCAGAAATACCATATTGCAATCCCATTTTAATTCTCGCTTCTTCTTGCGATAATCCTTCTTCGGCAAATCCTCTTATGCTCTGATTCACGCTTCGGATTCTTTGAGCATCTATCATCTTTCCTCTCCTTTATCATTATATCATCAACCCCATCTACTTTACTCCTGAATGGACTGCATAAATCGAGTTCAGATATAAGATAATAATCTTTAATATTATTTCTTATTATTATTCCATAAAACATTGACATATCCCCAAATCTCTAATTTAAGCACCCTTACTTGCGATTCAGTAAAGTCGCTTATCTTTATAAGTCTTTTACTCTAAACTCTTCATCACAGTAATCCACAGATGATTATTTCCAGAAAATCACCTTACTCTTACCTCTGTCTTCTCTCTGGTCGAACATCGAGGCATATAAGCTACACAATCTACCATGTCATCATTCTCTCCATCATCAAAAGCACAAAGCTCATCTTCAAAGACTTCGAGATTCTCCATTTTAGCATTATGATAGACTTTTCCGCTTTCGTATTTAGCGCTCATCGGCATAGCCCGGGTAACTTTATCCTTATCTGCTTCCAAAGGCCTTACTGACATATCAGGAAATACATCCATCTCATCCATTAATACTCTTTGATATTGTTTAGTCTCTATTCCCATCCATCTCAGGCCAAATATTTTCCACCTTATATAATTCATCCTTGACAGCTTTTTCTGTTCACCCCAGGAATACCTTCCTCTTCTGATATCAATTATATAGAAATTGCCTTCTTTGTCCAGACCATAAGTTAAGATTACAAAGTAATCAGCTTTATCACTCTTCGATATTGCTAAATCGCAAGTCTGATAAATAGCTAAATCCTTATAACTAAATCTACGTCCATCAGTATCTCTGAAATCGCCTTCGGGGGTCTTATCGAAATACTTAAACCATTCCCGGTGAAATATCTTTCCGATTTTCATGAGTTCAGTATCATTTTGCCATTGAGCATTAAATACTATCGAACCCCATTTGTTCTTCTTATCCATCAACCATTTGAAAGAATACATTTCAGGCCATAAAACTTTTTTGCTTTCTTCGTCTATTATTGCTCTATGAGAATTCTTATTAGTTCTTACTCCACGTTTGAGTACTTTATCATATTCATCATCATGGTGATATCTAGTACCATTCCAACCTATTTTCCCATCTTTTTTTACCATGGGAATCAAAGTCATCCCCAACCAATCATGTACTTTATCCCTCTGATATTTAGTCCTCGAATTATCAAAATCGATTATATCGTCAATCATTAAATAATCAAAATCTAATCCGGTAATCGATTTCCCATAACTGATAGCTGTTACAGTCGAAGTCTTTTTTATTTTATCTGCTCCTATTACATTAAATTCAGTATCTGACCAGGGAGTACCAGGAGCAAGATAAGGATACATCTCTCTTAATACTACATTCCTCTCCAACTGCATCTTCGTTTCCCTGGAGAACTTTATGGCTTGTCCATCTGTATCTGAACATATACCTACTTGCACATTAGGATTTTCTATGATTCTTGCTATAGTCCTGATTACTGCCCTTACCGTAGTTTTAGCAAAGTTCCTGGGACCTAAACATAAATCCTCTTCTTCTTCATCATGCAATCCTAAATTAAACCATTCTTCATGAAATTTCTTCCATTCATAATCCGGATATAATATTTTAGCTAACTGCCAGGGGTCAGCTTTTACTTCCCTTCTTTTCTTCTCTATCAGGAATTTGAAGTATTGTTCCTTTTGCGAGCGTGATAATGTATTTATCGAGTTCTTCATCACTTAAACCTTCCATTCCGGTTTTATCTTTAGTTTCTATCTCTCCTTTAAATTGCATTAATAGTTTTGCAGGTTCTCCTAATAATGATAAATCAAGTTTAATCATCCTCTCAAGTGCCAGGAGTGCAGCATTATATTGTGCCATATTCTCAATCTTAATTTCTTTATTCCTGACTTTCTCTACTATGGTTGAAATGATAGAATTTATTATCTTCGTATTTATCTTAATGGTATTATGATATTCTGCTTTCTCCTCGATTATGGACTTGGTAATCCTTCTCTCTACTCCCTGCATTATCTCAGTATCACGTTTCTCTATCCGTTTTTTCCATTCGAATTCAGTTTTCCATTTTTCGATACTTCTCCTTGAAACTGAGAACTCATCAGCAACTAATTGTGAAGTTCTTTTATCTCCTAAATTATAATAAAACTCAAATGCCCTCCTGTGTCTATCATTTTCTAACATCTAATTCACACCTATTTTATTAATTCACATTCTTTAAAACTTTACAATATATAAGAATTGTAGAATATCATCTTTATATTCTTATTCCTTTTTCATATTCTTTTGATACTTTCTTTGGCACATTTTCGCCCCTTTTTATCGCATCTTCAACCTCATATTTATGCCCCTGCAAATAGGAATCTTCATAAGCATTTATTATAAAGTCCTTATTCTTCAGCGGATTCAATACCTCATTAATTGCCTTATATTTTTCTGTTCTTCTTTCCCATTGCCTTACCTGCCTTTCATATTCCTTTACCGCCTTCGGGTGAATTTCCTGATAGTATTCCTTTCGGGTCATTCGCCAGATTATTCTGTCAATTACCCATTTTTCGTAAAAGTCTATTTTTTTCAGTATGATTTTTTTGGCATGGTCATAGTTATAGTATATCTCCGAAAATCCCACTTGTTTGCGGTCTCTGATGTCTTCACGGTCAAGCTCGGCATGAACAGACACCAAATAGCCTTCACCTTGATAGCTACATAATTCAGCGGATATATTTCCTCTGCCATGAGTATTATAATAGTAAAGCAGTTCATAACCGCCCCGCTTTTCCTGTTTCTCGTTCTCAATTATTACGCCTTCATTTTTAAAAGTTAAATATCTTATCGGATAGTCCGAAGTTCGGATTGTCTTCATTTTATTTGTCCCTCACATTTTTTGTCATGATATTCAAGGTCAAAATCTGGCTCTTCGCCTTCCCAATTATCGCAAAAATCTTCTTCGTATATTTCATGTTCGCCTCGTGCCTGGCAATAACATAAATCCGAATCATAATATTTACAAAATCCGCATATATGTTTTACTTTTTTCATTTTACTTACCTCTTTTTTTATTTTTTGAATCGTTGATTGACATCTATTTTATTCTCATAAGCATTTTACTCCTCTATAACATATACTTTTACCAATCTTATTCCCCAGTCGATTGCTTCTTGTAATGTATTATAACATACATCTGCTTCCCATCCTTTGATTGAACTCCCTACATCATTGCAGATACCATATCCATATCCCTCTATGAATACTCTCTGACCTAACCTTAGAGGACCGCCTTCGGGGTCGATTGCTATACAGCCATATCCCGCTATTGCTCCAGTCGCGGTAAGCCCATCATTAAAAGGATAAGTACATTCCGGTCCGGGGTAATAAGCAGTTACTCTCAAAATATAATATTTACATTCTTGAATTTCTGCCTCAGGCCAACCCACATATAATAACAAAATTAATATTATAATCTCAATCAAAATAATCAATTTTTTCATCTTTAACTCCTTTCTCATCACAACGCAAGAAAGGATAAGCCCGGCAACTTATCCTTCCCTGCATTTTAGGAGGTAATGAGCAGTTGAAAGCCCAGGGTCGATAATCTGGGAAAATTCCCTGCTCTCTGCGGGTCAAACTTCTTCTTCTATCATACTCACATAATCAGGACAATTTCTTATCATACGTCTAAACCAAGCTCTGGCGCTATGCGAAGCATTATGACCTTTGAAATGTTTTATCATCTGAAATCCAAATCGATAATTATTATGTCTCAAACACCATCTTTCCAGAGTTACGCATGCAGTACCTCTCCCTAAATTTGCTACGAGTAATACTCCCCTGAATAGAAATTTATTACTCCTGATATTTATAGTCTTTTCACAATCATAGAATTTACTGCCTCCTGCGTACTTTTTCTTAAGTTCCCATTTAATATCATCCATCTCTTTTCACTCCTCTATTTTTTAATCTTCAATCTTTCTTCTTTTAATAAACCCCCCGGACTATCATATCTTTCTTGTAATTCATTACAGATTACAGGAAAAACGGCTTTCAATCTCATAGCATTCATAGTATCTGCTTTTCTCATTGCAGACATTATTAATGATGCAAATGGCGGGTCATTTTTTGATATCTCTTTTGATTTCTCATAATCATATAAACTCATCTCTTTTTACTCCTTTCGGAAATTCTTTTATTTCTTCCGGATAGATATTTTTTAAGCTATCTTTTAGATAAAGAGGTACTCCAGTTCTATTACAAAAATCGACTATGACCTCTATCCACTCTTTTTTAGGAATAACTTTATCTTTTCTATTACCTGTTTCTGCTCCTACAATTACCCAATCTGGTTCAAAATCATCTATATACCTAATGTTTATCTTTTCCAATAATGGCTCGATACTAAGAAATTTAAGCCCCTTTTTAATAGGTATACAAAATCCTTTCTTTATCAAGCTATTTGTCATAGTTACTCCGAACCAGCAATTTTTAGTCCATAAATATTTAGCATAGACTTCCGGATGTTGAGTCAAAAATTGAAAGATATGCTGAGGATATTGTTTAATCTTTTCGATTACTCTTTCCATCCACTCAGGTTTCCAATAATAGATTTCACTCATAGAGCCTATGAAGATTCGTTGAGGTTTTTTAGGTAGTTTCTTTTCGAATTGAGCATTTAAGAAAGTAGGTTTAAAATCTTTCAATCCTGATAAATGGTCTCCTGTCCAAGCCCAATTTGGATGTTTTTTCCATTGATGATTAGCTTCAATCATCCAAACTTTCTTCCAAAATCTTTTTGCTATTCCTCTCGCATAACAATATTCACAATGATTTCTGCATCCCCAGCATGGATTCCATGTCATATCACACCAACCGATTTTATTCTTCATACCGTTCACTCCAACAATCTTTGGGTCTCCACCCTCTTTTCTTTCCCTCTTTCTTTGCTTTAATCCTTATCTCTTCTATAGTCTCTCCTTCTATTATTATGCTATCATTATTCTCTATATTCTCCGGACAATAATTTATTTTTATTTTCATCTCTTTACTCCTTTATTCCCAACCGGGAATGAATCCTTTCCATTTTTCTATTTCTTTATAACTCTCTATATCTTCAAATTTGATTCTCAAATCATCTATCAAAAATGCTATCATCTCTCCATTAACTTTATCCTTTGCATATTTATCTGGTATCACAAACCTCAATTTTTTAAATTCTTCTGGATAATATCTCTTAAATCTTCTTAATTTTATTTTATCCTGCCTCCTAAAATACCCTTTAACTTCTATCCATAAATCATCTATCGGTAAAAGGAAATCCGGCTTATAGAATCTTGTACCTCGCTTTATTCCTTTGAATTCAAATTCTTTCGGTTCGTATTCCCAGGGTATTTTCATATAAATATAATATCGACAAATATTCGCTTCCATTTTTGACCGGAAGAATTTCTTTATATCTTCTCTGAAACCGCCTTTAGCTATTTCCATTTATCTCTCCTGTAAATAGTAGTCTGTATTTTCATTAAATAAGGATTTTTAGTATTAATTATTTCTATATTTATTCTTACATCATCTTCCTTAATATTATTTTTTTTAAGATAGTCTTTCACTTTCTTGATAATCTCATCCGAAAGACCTTTGATTAATATATCATTAATGCTTATTTGATTCTCTATTTCTTTTTCCATTAATGCTTTTCCTTTCGTCTATTATGACGTTTTCCTTTATATACTGCATTCTTCAAGAATCTTTTTGCTTTAATCTGCCTTCTTTCTATTTTAGCTTTTCTTATTTTTATTTCTATTTCTCTTTTCTCATTTTCGTATTTATTAATAAGCTTTTTTAATTCTTCCTCTCTAATCATATACTCTCCTTTTTTGCAGGGCAGGAGAACACAGCCGCAGACCTGCCCCGCACTATTTCCTAATTATCTTTCTTTATGAATTTTTTAGCTCATCTTTTTTCATAGGCATCTTCTCCTTACCTTTTGATTCGGAAACAGGTTGATGTTTTAATTTTTTTATCGCTTTTGCTATTTCTACCTGTCCCGTTTTCCTATTTTTATTAAATTCTTCTTTAGTCATTTTTTTAGATTTATATTTCTCATAACTAAGATCTTCACTTTCACCTTTATCTTTTGCCTTCTCTCGAGCTTGTTTCCGGTCTTTCCTATACCAAGCTAATATGGTGGCATAATGACTCTTATATCTTTTCCCCTTCGATTGTATATAAAGCGAAAGGTCTTTCATATACTCTTTGGTCGGGTTTTTTCCTATCTCATTTATCAATTTATCATATTCTTTAGGTGTAAGAAAAACCCCTTTTTCATGTTCTTTCTTCTCTTTATTTTTTATTTCTTTCTGTTTATCTTTTTCTTCTGGAATATAATTATTTTCCTTTTTGATAAATTCTATTAATCTAACATCCTTTACCTTTTTAAACTCTGATTCAATGTGCTTTCTCACCTTCTCATTATCAGCAAGATAATTATATTTACCCCAATTCTTGATAGCTATTTCATGAGTATCTGGATTATATTTAATCTTCTTTAATTTATTCTCGAAAAAATCAATTACTTTCAATAATTCTTCTTTACTAAATCCTGTATGAGCAATTACCAATTTCAGAGGGAATTCACTAATTCCGCATTGACTTGATTTCGGATTAGTAAGTAAATATAAATAAAATAATCTCTGATCTCGAGTGAGTTCAAGCATGTCGGGGTCTTCCCAAAATCTGGTATGAACATATCTGTATTCTGCCATCTCTTTTACTCCTTTATTATATCCTAAAAAAAAAGAGAGGAATGAGATTTTAATTATGGAAAGAGATGATTAATAGGAGCATCCACTTTCAAAATCCGCATTCCTCGCTTTGATTTTTTATCCTCTATTCTTTTTTCAGACATAAAAAAACATCTCCTTTTCAGCTCCTATATCATAATAACATATAATTAATCATCTTTCAACTTCTTCCAGAACTTTTTAGGAATAAATATCTGCAATCTATGTGGCTTAAAATGCTTGAATATTTTATTATCTTCGATATCTTCTAAGGTGCATTCATATCTCTTACGAGAAACCATTTCTGTAAGGATTATCTTTTTCAGGCCATAACTCGATTTGAGGATTTCATACATCTTATTATCGAGGCCCCAGGCATTCAGTTTTTTCATGAAGTGCTTATTTTTATCTCTTCTAATATACCATACTTTTATCTTATTATCAAATACTCCTATTCTCTTCTCAGTTTTATCATCCATCTTTATATTAGTTTCCATCAACATTTATTCTATCCCCCCGTATCGCTTTTTTATTATATCCTCTTTTCTGCGCCATTCATAACCCTGTTTATATCCTATATCAAAACCTTTAATATATCCGAAAGTTGCTCCAATTAAGATTCCGGCACAACTAATTAAGATTATTCCCAGAACTTCCCACACTTTTTAATCCTCCTTTCTCTTTTTTAGGAATATACTTTAAATTTCAAAGCTAAGTACCTTTAATCGCGATTTAGTAAAGTCGCTTATAAAACTATATCTATCTATCAAAATTCCTTACCACGACCATACACGAGTGTTTTTTTTTCTAAATATCACTATTTTCAGGGTAAATCTCCTTTATCTTAAAAAAATCCAGTAAAATGCTACCATTACAAAACTTCCTAAAATATATTGTAAAAATGTTAATTCCATTTTATCCCCTTTCTAATCTATTTTTATATCAATCATCTTTTTGCTCCTTCTTTTCCGAATATCCATTACATTCCAAAAGCCATATCGGGTCAAAATTGGCAGGCCACATAAACCAACCTCTTTTTATTCCTGTTGAATGTCCTTTTATTCCTAATTTTTTAGACGCTTCTATATTTTTACCTTGTAACATTTCAACTAAAGCTCCAAACATATTATCATCTTGTTTTACTAATGGATGATTGCAACAAGAATGTGCATCCCCTGGGATACTTTCTCTATATTCACACTTATAACAATCTGGATTTTTCATTATAATTTACCTTCCTTTATTTTTCTTAATCGATAATTAGCTCCATTAACTCTAATTTCTAATCCTCGCAAGATACTCCCTATTTTAGAATCTCCCTTTTCTTTATCCACTATAACCCCGATAGCTTCTGCTAACATTTCAAATGATGGTTTGCTATACCACCATGCTACCAGATTATTTTCCGGTTGATTATATTCATTATCAATACTAAATAGAACACATATTTTACCTGTTCTTTTTTTCATCTCTTTACTCCTTTTTTAAAATGGTATTTCTTCGGTAAGATTCTCCAATTTCTTTTTCAATGCTTTCAATTCTTCAATGGATAAAGTCTTGATATCTTTATTATTACAATGGACCGCAAAAGTTTCTGCATCCAGATGGTGATCTTCTTTCAATTGCATTATCTCATTTATCAGAGGAACATTATTAATCTTGATTACTTGCTCATCTGACTTTGCTCCTTCTAACTTTTTCGGTTCTTCTTTTTTCTCTTTTTTCTTCTGGCCGGAAACTCTTTCTTTTTTCTCTGCTCCTATAAGATAAGTTTTAAATTTATCAGCAGTTTTAATTATTCCATCCTCATCTTTCTCATGTCCAATGCGTGACCCCCAAAATTCTATTGCCATATTAAGAGATATCTTTCTCAACTCTACTCCTGCTGGTAATACTGAAATTGTTGCAGGCCTGACTATAGTAGAATTATCTTTCTTCGCAGGCATTTCTCCTTCTTTGAAAATCAACTTACCAAAAACTTTTACCTTCCCTTCCCAAAGGGTTAATTTACCATCTACCTCTATTTCTTTTCCGATAATATCTTTACCATATTCAAGCTCTTTTTTCTTATGACTTATGATTATCTGGATATTATCCGTATCATCCTCTACTATTACATTCTGCCTTGATACTGTATATTTCGCTTTAGCCCTTTGCTCTGGAGTTAAATCTTTTGCGTCATATACATTTTTTACTTTCCCGGTAAATTTAATTTTGTCATCTTTTTCGCCTTTAGCTTTCAATTCCTTAATAGACATTTTCATTTTCTATGTCTCCCTTCATATTTTTTCATCCCTTCTTTAGAGATTACCATATTCTCTTTCTTCTCTTTTCTCCACTTCCAAGTATAATAAATTATCATTGCAATTAACCAGATGAAGATTATCCATACTAATATCATTTTCTCATCTCCTTTCATTTTATTTCACCGGAGAGCTTATCCGCTCCCCATTAATCATTCAGTATCTTCTTCAAAATATTTATCAAAATATTTCAAAAAGTATTCCTTTTTCGCTTTTGCTTCTAATAGATTATTTTTCTTTTCTACTATCTCATTATTCAACTTCTCTAGTATGGTTGATTTCTGGAATGGTATAAATGTATCTTCAGCTATGCATATTTCTGTATCTTTGGTACTTTTATTAAATGTAAGAAATTCTATCTCTGCATTATTATAACTGGTTTTGAGATAAGCTATAAGTATTGAAGGTCTACTTTTGAATTCCTCAAATCCGATTATTACTCCTGCATAAGTATCATATCCTTCTCCATAGCTTGCTTTTTTTAATATCCTGATATTAGTACCTACTTTATAATTTTCTATCTTTTTAACATGTCTCATATCTACTTCCATTTTAATTCCGGCTATTTCAATTACTCTCTTATCTGATTCTTTCTCTTCCATTTTTGTCAATTCATTCATTTTAGTCATTTCTTTAATCTCCTTTTTTTATTTTCTTCTAAAATTCTCTTCAATATACATATCTATATGCATTAAAATATCATCAACTATATCTCCTATGAATATTTCTTCCCCCCTTTCTTTCTTTTTTCTATCATCTTCTATAATTTTCCCAATCCTATCATTCAATTCTAATCTATCCATAATACTCCTTCCTTTCATATTTTATATTCCGAACTGCTTTCTGAATTGATGTCGCTTCTTTACAAATAGCTTAAATTCTCCAGAAATATCGGTACTGATTTTTGGTTTCTTCCATCCGACCTTATTATCAGTAGGCCCGACTGGACAGATTACCATTTGCTTAATCCCTTTTCTGCATACTGCTTCTGCAGCTAATTGCCTGAAATCTCCTGCATTTGCTCCGCATTTATAATCAATTACTGATGGTATTCCTTCCCAATCACAAAACATATCTGCTCTACCCATATATAAATGCTCTTTATTCCAGATAGTTACTTCTATCTCCGGTTTAGTAATTTTCTCTACATGCTTTTCCATAAATGCTTTTACCGATAAATCATCCCAATGCAATTTTAGACTACCATTCAATAATATGGCTACATGCCTTTCAAGTGATTTAATCTCTTCGGGATTCATCCAGGTAATAGGTTCTTCTTTCTGTTTTTCTGGAGTCTTTAATAACCATTCTGTATATTTTCTTACATAGTCATGAGCCATTTCATGTCCGATAGTTCCTCTACTACCATATTGAACTAATTCAAAATCTGGTATTCTCCAGATTACATCCCAACCCAATACAGAAGAAATCCAAACATATTTAAGATTATCCTTTTCAGAAAATCCTATATTATCCCATTTCTCCTCTATTACTTCGGCCTTACAATTATTCTTTTCCAATTTGAACTGCTCCTTTACTTCTTCCTTTCCCTGTAAATATACTTGTTTTATCTGCTCCTTAGTATACCCTTCCGTATTTACTTTCATGAAAAATCCCGGTTTCCAATTCTCATAAGGAGCAGTAGATATCGTACCATTAACTCCTAAACTGATTTCTGTTACCCGATTTGATAGTAAATCTTTTTTCTTATCCAGAGCTATTAATAATTGCTGTTCATTCATAACTTTTTTATCCTCTATTTTTTCTTTATTCATTATCTTTTTTACTCCTTCCAAAATAATCTTTTAAGATATTATTAAGTACCCAGGTTATCGATACGCCCATATTAAAAGCTATCTTTTTTATCTTCTTATGATATTTTCTTCCAATCCAAACAGTTACATTCTTTGTTCTTTGCCTTTTAATTGCTTTATGTAATTCCATGTCATCAACCCCTTTCTTTTATCCAATCATTTTTATCATTTATATAAGCACATACAACTTTACCATTCTCCAATCTGATGTATGCTTTGGCAGGAAATTCTTTTCTTATCTCATAAATTTCTCCTCTCATTATTCCATATGGCATAAGTACCCATACTTTTTGTAAATGTGATAAATCTGCATTAGCTTGTGATTTGAAATTTCTTAATTGATAGATTTCTCGTGTAATTTTTGTAGATTTCTTTGAAGGTTTTTTCATCTCTTTACTCCTTTATATTGTAATTATACAGAATTTATATACATTTGTCAAAACTATTTTTTGCTCATAAATTGTAAGTTATTATTCTTCATTAACCATTCAAGCATAACATCAACTATAGAATGTATCATCGCCATTGCTATTGTATAATCTTTAAAATTAATATCTTTGTCGATTAACTTGATAGTTATATCAGCATACTTTGATAATAGATTTTGATATTCTTTATCTTTAGTAAGTTTTTTAATTGTTTCCAAATAAGGTGAATCCCCTATACTTTCTTTATCTTTCATTATTATCTCTTTAAAATCTTGTAAATCTGACATTATTTTTATTCTCCTTTCTAATCTCTGGGGTCAGAGATTCCTGTTAAATAATTAAAATAACTTTCTCCATATCTATCTATTATCCATATTCTTATATCTTCGGAAGTGATTTCCCATTCATTCCCCATTTCAGCTACAAATCTTCCTTTGAAAGCCATGTATAATTCTTGATGAGGTTCTTTGCCTAAGAAATCCCACAAGATACTTCGTGCTAAGTCAGCAGGCCCGGAACCCAAATATCCCCATTCAAATCCAGTAGGACTATGCCGGACTTGATGTTTTAAAGATTTTCCATTTACGGTAACTTCCACATTTGGCATTCCTTGCCTTGGCCCCATTCTTTTTCCTTTATAAATTTTCATTTATTTTCTCCTTTCATCCGAACTTTCGGATTATTCTAATATTTTATCATTCTGGATTACTCTATTATAAGCATGACCTTTAAGTTTCCATATCTTTTCATCTTGATAATAATCTTCATCTGGAATAATTGATATACTAGTACATTTCTTTTTTTCATCAAATAATCCTTCTTGAATATTAACTATACATCCTTCTGCTTCGATATGAAGTATTCCATTTTTTAATTTATTGATATTCATAATCCCTCTCCTTTCTTATTTTATACCTTTCTTTAAATTTTCAATTTTCCACAATGGTTGCAAATTAGATAATGCCCAACATTTTCTTATTTCTTCACAATCCATAGATATTATGTTAAATTTAGAACGTGGAATTATATGGTCTACATGCCATTTCCCATAATTATTCCATGTCATCCCTTTTTTAAATTTCGATTCCAAATGTTTTTTTAATTGGATAAGATTATATCCCACAATTGATACCCATTTTCTCCTTCTTTTAACTATGCCTTTCGCTTTCAATGATTCATAAATACATCTTGACATATTATAATGTAATCTTACTATTGGATTCTCTGCCCTTCTCTTTCTTTGACTTGCATTCCTTTTTTCTCTATTACCTATTAACCATTTTTTATATTTATCGGTTAATCTATATTTTTTTAATCTTACAATTGTTGCTTTCTTTATATCAGTTCTTTGATAATAATCTCTATTATATTTTGTATCCTTAGCTCTATTTTCTGGATTTTTACGATATTCTTTTTTTTTCTTCCGCCAATATACTCGTAATTGTTCTTGATTCATCTTCTTTCTTCTTCTTTCCTCTAAAATAAAAAGGCACATTTCGGTTGGTAACAAGGAAACGGTTAAACTTCCTAAACCTACTTTGTGCCTTTTATAAACTAAAAAAACCGTTCACTTGCTACCGTAAATATTATACCACAATTATTTGTTTATATCAAAACATTTTGCTTCCCCCTCTTTACTATCTTTAATAACTTTACTGTATCTCCACAACCTTGTTTAAAATAGTTAAATCTCATAAGTATAATTTTGTATCTACTCCCTCTTTGTTTTAATCTCCATTTCACTATATCCCGGTGAGTTATATTTCTTATATCTTCTATGTTCCATTCACTAAAGAGTCCTGGTTTTACTTCCACAAAGTAATGGTCATTCTTCAAAAATCCATAATAAACCCTATGTTCTCTCATTCTGTGCCTCCTCCAGACAATAAACTTTAGTTTTCCAATCTACATTATAGATATCATATAAATATTGAATCTCTGCACAATATCCACAATGTGCTATATAAAGTTTTCCATTAGGAGCAATAACTTTTCTTTTCCTTTTATCAATTTTATCTTTTTTCTTTGCTCCGATTACTCTTCTAATTATATTTAGAAATTTCTTACAATTTTCATTTACCATCTTCATCCCCCCATATAATATAACTTAAAGACTTTAATATATTCTCATCTGTAAAATCCAATTCCCAATCATTAAGCCATGCTATTGCTTCTTCCACAATCTGCTTCCGGTTATTCTGGAAGGAAGTTTCCACTTCCTGCTTAGTCATCTCATCCTCATCGATGAGGTTATCCAGAGTACCTCTTACATCTCTTTCGATTTCATGCTCATGTTTCTTTCTTTCCAGAGCTTCTAACATTCTTCTTACTCTCGATTTCACTTTATTATCTCCTTTATAGTTTTCAATTTTCCTCCACATTTAGGACAAATACCAGGAATATAATCTTTTCTTTCTCTTAAAATGGGTAAATCCCATTCTGTCTTACATTTTTTACATTTTGCCCTATCCCAATATATTATTTTTTTCATAATTAAATTCCTTTATATTTTTATTTGACTAGTAATATCTGCATCACATTCAGGACAATAAAATGTGATTTTCTTATCAATATTATCTCCATAATTATCTATTTCAGTAACTCCTTCTTTATCTGTTTCTTTAAGCTCTACCCAACCATTTCTTTCTTCCGTATAATATACTTCTTTGATTTCCGCTGAACAATGAGAACATTTCATGAATCATTTACCCCCTATATATTTTTTCTTCAAATTGCTATAATTTTGCATTATATAAAGACATTCTTCTCTAGTTAATTTCACATCACAAAGAGTATTAGCATATTTTATTACATTCCTGACATCAAACATATTCGTTGCTCCTGATTGCTGAACTGTAAAATACGCATCAAATTTATCTTTGGTTATTTCAACTCCATTCATTATAAATTATCCTCCTTATTTAATTCATACAATGGATAAAAATTATTAAATTTCCTTGCATTCTTTTCTACCCTCTCAATCTTGAAAGTAGTACCGGAATACTTTTTCTGAAGTCTCCTCTTATGCCTTTTCGCTATCAATTGATTTTTATAATTCCCTTCAGTAGTTTTAAAACCATCTACTTTAGCTGTTATCCTGAACATTTTTAATCTCCTTTCTTATTTTTTGATTCACCAGCAGGGAGTCGACCCTGCTAAAGCATATCCTCATCATTCGCTCTCTGAATTAAATCCTGATTATATGCTCTGTCATCTTCTATCAAATCTGGCTCATTATCTTGCTTTTTTGTTTCAGCTATAAGCAATTCCCTTGCTTTCATTTCACATTCTTCGCTACAAACGTATTTAAAAGGCCTACCAATCTCATCTTTGACTACTATATATTTATTAATTATTCTATTACATATTCCACAAGGTATCTGTACCTTATTTAATCCAGCATCATAATAAGTTACATATTTAGCTTCCATTCTCAAATCTTCCTTCTTTTGGTATCTTTCCTTACTTATATTGGTCAAAAAATCATATGCTTTTTTATTTTTATTAGGACCAATAAATTCATGTTCTTCATCATCATAGTAAAACGTCCAAGCAAAATAAGTTCTGAAAATTTCTATTCCAAGTTCATCAGCTAAATTAATTATTTTTTGTTTTGGTATTCTCATTCCTTTTCTCCTTCCTCTTTATTTTCTTCTAAATGCTTTAATACCTTAAGAACTTCATTTGAACTTTCCCAATTTCTTAATATCCCTTCTAATTTCTCTACATTAAATCTGGAGATATAAGAAGTTACATCTGATTTTATCATCTTGAATGCTTCTGCACTTCCTGACTCCAATCTCTTTTTATTTTTCAATAAATCCATCTTTAAAAAATCAACTTGCATTATCAATTCATCTGTCATTTCTATCATATTTTTTTCTCTATATTTCTTATCCCTTTCAAAAAATTCTTTTAATTCTTTCTTATTCATTTCAAATCTCCCTTCCTTAATTTATATATTTTAGTTCCTGATTTCACCCAGACATTACTTTTAGGGATTATTGTTCTGATTCTGATTTGAGTACTTTCGAAAGTTATTATTGTAGTGATCTTATTATCGATATCAATGATTGCAACATCATCTCCGGACTTAGCATAATTATAGAGTCTTTCTTTACCCAGAGAAATTACATCTCCACAGGCAATATTAACATCAATGCCATTTTCTTTGAAGCGGATAAGCGAATGTTCAGTAGTCCTGATTTTGAATTCAGTACCATTAAAACTAAACTTTAAGAGGGTTATTCCGTAGTTCTCATTGAGGTTTTCATTGAATCTATTCATCTCTTTTTTGCTCCTTTTCATCTCTATTTCTCTCTCTCTGTCTATATATTACACCCATTATACACACTTGTCAAATTTTTATTACAAAATATCGAAAATATTTTAATTATTTTTTAATAATTTATTTAACTCCTTCATTATTCCTTCCTGTATTACATTTCATACATAGAACTCTTAAATTATCGAATTTATTGCTCCCACCTTTTGATATAGGTATAATATGGTCAATTTGTAATTCTGTATTTTTTGAAGTTTTACCACATATTTGACACCTATATTTATCCCTTTGTAATACTCTCATTCTTAATGAATTGCTTATTTTACTTCTACCATGCTCATTAGGTAATTTTATTTTATAGTTATCCCCTAATACTATTTTTATAATTTCAGAAGGAACTTTTTTTAATATATTTGCTATTGCTATTTCCATTTTTGGTCCTCCAAATTTTTTAGTATATTTAAATATATCTTTTATCCCTATCCATTTCCTATTAAGGAAATATATCTTATCATCTTTCTGAAATTTATTTAATATTTCAATTACTTTCTCTCTTTTTATTTCTGTATCTATTGCCATAAATATTGTAGATATTTCATAAATACCTATAACATTACTATATTCATTAGTTAATAAATATAAAAATAATGTTTTCTCGTCAGTATTTAAATCTTCAATATAATCATCTCTCCAAAATCCACTATTAATTGTTTTTTCGCTCATGATATTATCCCCTTTTTTATTTATAATACTATAGATACTGTATCTTGTCAAGGATAATATATAAAAATATCGATACTCTATATATAAAGTTAAATTTTTTTTGCTGTTTTATTTTGACTCTATCACTAAGGATAAGAAAAAGAATAAAGATAAGGATAATATCTATACTTGTGGAATCACCATAAAATTTAATTTCTTCTTATGAGGTCCCGACCAATCCCATATTACTATTAAATCATTTTTATCAATCAATTCTATTCCATTCTCTCCCTCTGTTCCTGCAATATTCCATTCTAAGGCATAATTATAATCTTCATTTTCTATTTTTTCAGCAGGTTCTTTATCAAGCAAACATTCTCCATTTTTTTTATATACTGAAACAGTGATTACCGGTGGAGAATATTCTGCTCCAGTCCTTAAATTTTTTATTCCTGCGGTAAATAATATAGTATCTCCTATTAAATATTTATCAGCCATAATGATTACCTCTCAATCTTTAATTTTGATTCATTACTTTTAATACTTAATATACTATCAGTTTCTATTATATCAAAAATCGATTTATTAGTTAATATCCCTAAAGTTGCTTGAGAATATGCAAATTGCTGACTTATTTCTATCTCTATCAGAGTATCGAATATCGATTTACCATTTACATTTAAAATCCTTTTCAAGTCTATATTGATTAGACTGTCAATATCAGCTTTCCCATTTATGTTTTTATATCTTGATAATTTGCTCCCAATCGAAGTATAAATATATGCTTTACCATTAACATTAATGATTTCTCCTTTAGTGATAATGATATTGCATAGAGTTTCCAGAATCGCTTTACCATTTATTGATATAATTCTATTAAGAAGCACATCTATATTCGTATCAGATTGACTCTTACCGGAAGTATTTTTCGCACCTTCTTTCTGTAATATTGCAATCATGCTTGATGTAATATTTAAAATACCATCTACATTCTCAATTTTTCCTCTGCTTAAAATGGAATCTATAATCGTAATTATAGAGGATTCCCCCGATATTGTTTTAATCTTTCCTCTGGATAAAACTATATTTGTCAAAGAAGAAACATCTACTTTACCGGAAACCGATTCTATTTTTCCTCGAGATAAAGCCATAATGATAGAAGTATTTATATTACTCTTTCCATTAATATCTTCTACCTTTCCTCTGGAGAGTATACTAATAAATTCAGAATATATATTTGATTTCCCTGTAACGTTCTCTACTTTTCCTCTGGATAAGATCGCTGTAAAAATAGAATTCAGAGATGATTTTCCGATAGCATTTTCTATTTTACCCCGAGAGAGAGAAATAATTATATTAGATATTAATGAAGTTTTTGCTGAAACATCTTCTACTTTACCCCTTGATAATATAGTTATTACAGAAGTATCCATGTTTGATTTACTGGATACACTCTCTACTTTTCCTCTTGATAGTATAGAAGTTATGATAGAAGTTATAGAGGCCTTACCTTGTGCTGCATAAATACCTTTAACAATAGATATAAAAGAGGATATTATATTTGATTTGCCTATTACATTTTCTATCTTTCCTCTTGATAATATACTATCAATATTAGAAGAAATACTTGCTTTACCTATTACATCCTCAATTTTACCTCTGGATAGAATTAAAACTATATTTGATATTATACTTACTTTAGCAGAGATATTTTCGATTTTTCCCCGGGAGAGAATTGCAGATAGAAATGTAATTATAGATGATTCTCCGATTGCATCTTTTATTGCTCCTTTACTCAGTATAGAAATTACAGAGGAAGTTATATCCGATTTAGCAGTTCTATTTATTAATCCTGTTAATGTACTTATAATACTCGAAGTTAAACTTGCTTTAGCAGTCGCTCCTTCTATTTTTCCTCTATCTAATATTACCGCTGTGATTGTGGTTATGCTCGCTTTCCCTGATACATTTTTCCCTCCTCCTTCTGATATTTGTAACACAGATATCAGATTCGATGTTATATTCGCTTCCCCTGTTACGTTCCTTTTTGGTGATATTGTAATTGTAGCCAAGCACGTTCCGATAGATGTTCCTTCTGTAACATCCCATAATTCAAATTCATATTCTGCTCCTGGCTCTGCGTCATCACAGGATAAAGCCCATTGAAATTCGGTATAATATTCGTCGGGAAGGGTATAATTAAAACTATCAGGAGAAATATTATCCCCTTCACTTTCTTTACCTCCTTGAAAGGTATAGCCAGATTGTTCACCACATATTCTTTCTGCATCAAGAAGAGGGTCATCATTTACAAGAACTGTTGTCGCATCATAAGTTATCTCTCCTGTCGCTCCTACATCTACAAATGTCCCGCCTGTTTTTCTCCATCGAAGTTTATAAGAACGTGTAACTGGTCCTTTTGAAGTATAAATTCTTGTAGCTAAAATAAAATCATCGGCTTTAGCCCATGGACCAAGTAAAACATATTGATGAACAGTATCAGTATCAGACCCAGTCATATATAATTTTTTTCCATCTTCTTTGAACCAAATACCTCTCGGATATTCTTCCTCATTAATTGTATTTTTATACACACTATCGTAAGTAGCCGAAGATACAAGCCAAGCAGTAGACAAACCATATTGATAAATACAATGGTCGCCATAATCCAATACATACATTTTTGTTCCATCAGGTTTAAAAGAAACGCTTTGTGGTCCCGTAGATTGTCCAGAAACAAGTTTTTCACAGTTATAAACTGCTGAAGATACATCCCAAGCAGTTCCTAAATTATATTGACTAACCTTATCAGTCCATGCAGTTATAACATACATTTTTGTTCCATCTGCTTTAAAATACAAATCACTTGGAGATTCAGCCGCCGCAGGTAAAGTAAAATCTTCACCAGTATCATAGCTTAATGTAGATAAATCCCATGCAGTAGATAATGAATATTGAAATATTTTATCTTCGTTTCCGCCACACATATACATTTTCATTCCATTTGATTTGAAAAAAATTCCAGATGGTTCTATATCTTCAGTAGATAAATCTTTATGCACATTATTATAAACCGCAGTAGTTACATTCCAAGCAGTAGATAAAGTATATTGATAAACATCCCTCGTTG